CCAGAGACGGTAAGTGTACCAGAACCAGTAAACTTGGGGAAGTATACAGGAATGCCCTGTTGCATACCTTCCGATATGGTGAGATTTCCGAATGGGAATATAGTTGGAGATGGTGCAGCTTCATTGACCCAACCAGCATCTTCATATCCGTTACCGATACCAGTTTGATGAGTGAATCCAACATCAAATGGTCTGTCTTGAGTGTAAGGTCTACCACCAACAGAACTGAATCCAATAGATCCACGATCCTCGGATACTGAATTTTCAGCAAAGTCAAGATCGTAAGAGTTGTCTGCATCGAATGATGGTAGAGTTGTACTTGCATATCCGAGAGAGAATCCGAAACTTGGAATACCACCGAGAGTTCCGTAGTCTTCGTTAACTTCACCATACTTGATAGAGGATTCATTGTAAGAATCTGTATTCTTCTCGTATATGTCTCCACCAATAATATTGAGAGTGCCACCAAACTCATCAGGTGGAAGTTGAATAACTCGTGCGTAGGTTCTATTAAGAAACTGAGGTGAAGTGCTGGCTGTGACAATACCAACACCAGTAACGTGTGGAGCAAAGTTGACGTTTGCAACACCAGAGATAAACTGGTAATCTCCAACCAAGTATGCCTTGGTGCTGGATTCCGCAGCACCACCAACCTTGAAGAGTGAACCTGATCCTTCTGGAATGAATGGTGTGATAGACTCACCACCAGTACCACTGATTGTAAGTTCACCCTCAAGACCGAATACTCTGTGTTGTACTGCCTGACTGAACCAGTTTGCACCGCTGAAGTTGAAGGCACCTTTGTATGTGGCAATACCAGTGATACCAGAAGACTCGTAAGAAATTGCAGCTGCAACACTGAGATCCTCTGAAAGTAGGAACGTTGCTGTTCCTGTAACTCCAACAGTTTGTTTGGTGAGTGAAGTTTCGCCAAGAGAGAATGTAACATCTCTGTTGGGGTAGTGTTGACCACCAATCTGAACGTAGTTGAACGCTGGAAGTAATAATCCCCAGTTCTCTGCTTCTTTCGGTATTGTCTCGTCGTTTGTATTGATTGGCCCCCAATCTTCTGCTGGTTGAGTTGGAGTGGCAGAAATAAGACCCCAATCGTATTCGTCTGTTGCCTGATCTCCTTTTGGTGATATCCAAGATGGAGTGTAAACAGGAACGCCCTGAGACATTCCTCCAGAGAAGTCGAAGAGATTGACATTTCCGTCTGCTCTTGCGATTGTGACATCAGTGGCACCACCACTAACATCAAATAGTACAGTTCTAGCACCGACACCAAGACCAAGTTTGATGCCAGATACAGAACCAGTAAGTCTAATAGTAACTTTTCTGGTAGATGGAGGTATGACTGTACTTTCTGCACCAGTTCCAGATGTATCGAATAGAACTGTATTAACAACAGTTGCAGGGACGAATGATTCGTCTGCACTACCAGATGCAGTGATTGTATCGCCAACACCGAAGACTGTACTTTGTGGAGCCTGACTGAAGAAGTTGGTTCCAGAGAATGTTGCTGTACCAGATCCAGAGTATGCAAAGAGTGATTGTTCTGATACAGAACCTTCTTTCTTGAATGTACCAGCACCATGATATACCCTGACAACAGCATCTCTGACACCAACATTTGTTGCCTGATACTCGTCAAGGAATATTCCACCTTGTAGTTTTTGTTCTATTACACCGTAATCTTCACTAGATGTAGGTGTATCTAATATATTTCCGTAACTCTCAAACGCAACCTGATCTTCGTCAGAGAATGATCTTTCCTTACCAAGAACATCTGTGATGGTCTCGTCAAATGTGACATTGAGATCATCGAAGGATGCTCCTTCTCTAACTGTAATTGTTCCGTTATCTTCTTTCTCGAATACGTCAGACTCAGATCTGGCGTAGTTGTATATAACTTTCTCAACGTCAAATAGTCTAGTATCTCCACCCTTCGCTCTAAATGCGTTTTTAATTACAGGGAGATATGCCTGATCATAAGGTGTTGTGGTTGTACCACTTAGACTTAATGTACCACTACCATTATAAGGATAAACTTGGTCTAGATCGGTTACTGATAGGCCAGACTTGGCAATCGCACCAGAACCATCATAATTTCCTCTAGATATAGATTCTTCTGCTGTCCCAGATGGGATAAAGATGACAGCCCCTGCCGCTCCGAGGTCTGGTATGACAATCCTTTCGAGACCAGAACCGATCTCATGAATTGTACCAGAACCAACCCAAGGCGTTACTGCTGACTCTAATGCAGAGTCGTTTACATCAAATAGTACTGTATTTGCGTTCTCTGGAATCCACTGTGACCTACCTCTACCAAATTCGTCTCTTCCATCTACTACACTTATTGGGCCAAATGGAACTATATCTGCAGCTGTCGTTACTAATCCGTGATCATTAACAAAGAAAAAATCTCCATCTCTTTCGGGTTCTACACTTTGATTTATGTCGCCATAGTCAATATTCTCCACTGATCCCACGGTGATGTCACCCGCTGAGAATGTAGTGAATTGATCTATCTTCGTATTGTCATAGACAAATACTGTCAAAGAGCTCTCCGAATAAAAAGACCCTGCCTTAGTTATAAAGCAGAGTCCACATATTGATATTTAGTGTTTCTATTAGTCGAGTGCGACGTTTAGAGTAATCTTGATTTGGTCTCCATTGTTCTGAATGTTGTAAGGACCGTTTGTGAATCTTTCAGCGTACATGATAGAACTGTAAAGAGTCGCAGTGTTAAGTCCAAGAACACCGTTTGATGTAGCAGTCATAGATGGAGTTGTTACAAACTCATCTGCGTTTGGTACATTGAAGACAGTGTAAACATTAGATTCTAGAGTTGTGTTACCAGTACCAGCGTTAACATAAAGAATGTCTCCAGCCTTAAGTCCGTGGTTAGTAATAGAAATCTTACCGAAACTGAATGTTACTGATGGGTCAGTCGCAACCTGTATGTTATCAACTAGAGGTTTGTCGAGGTAAATCGTTCTATAACTTCGGTCAATACCGATAATTCTCGTTCCAGTTGCAACACCAGCGTTACCAGCAACGAATTGTCCAAGAGTTAGATCATCGATACTAACTTGTGGGTCAATTGTGAGGTAAGAGTTACCAACAATACCGATAGTTGGGTCAGTGTTATTACCTTTAGTAACTGTGGTTCCAATACCAACACTTGCACCATGTACAACACCCTGTACTGCAACAGGCATGTTATTTGCACGAGTTACATAGTAACCGTAGATGTTTCCAGCAGGGCCAGTGAAAGTAAAAGTCTGTTCTGGGTATGTAGCAGTTGTTCCAGATCCAACGTTCTTAATTACCCATCTTGATCCGTTTAACAAGATACCATACTGCTGGTTGTAATCCTGATCAGATCTGTTGTTTACACAGACTGGATAACCAGTGTTTGCAGTTGTACCGTAACCATTAACGTTTCCGTCAATATATGGTTCAAAGTATGCTGTTGCAGTCGGAACATCCCCCTCGGCAGGAGTTGTGTTACTTGTAAAAAGTTTTAATACAAGATTTCGCGGTGATGTATCTTCTAAATCTGCGACAAAGTTATTCTGAGCGATCAGATAACGTAGCGACTCAATTTCACCAATATTAGGAACGAGTAATGCCATTGAAAAACTACCTCTAGGGGTCTAGTTGAACTAAGAACTAATGTTATTTATAATTTTAATTTTAGAGAGATTAGTAACCTTCTAATATTATTCACACTGATTACGTCAAATCGGAGGATATCTCCCGCTGTAATCGTGGTCGTCCAATTATTTAGGACATCATCAAAGTATTTATCAGTATTTGTAAGTTGAACTCTCTGAGCAGCAGTTATACTATTAAAATTAGGATAATCTGCGAAAGAACATTTAGATATATCAAAAACAATATCACCAGTCTGATCAGATAAAACTCTGACATTTTCTATGACTCCAGTGACATCTATCGTCAATTTACCTTTATCACCAACTTGCATAGGAAGACTGCCACTATCAATAACATAATTGACTGTCCTTGTTAAGTCTGCAGCTGCAGCAAGAGCAATTATTACTATATCGTCATTAGCTGCTGGTGCAGTTGTAAAAACAATTTGACTTCCAGATATATTATAATCATTTGCAGGGTCTAAGAAAAGACCATTTTTAGTTACAATAAGTTGTTGACTATTATTGGGAGTGTAAGGAGCTCCC